TCAAACCGTATACCTTCCCTGTGGGGGAAACGGTGGAAGCTCCAGAAGATGCCGTTTGTCACATATTTGGTCATGGTGACCCAAATAAAGAAAATTACATGGCGAGGTTGTCGCTAATTCAAACAAGAAATGACATTCCTGAAGGTTTAAAAATCTTGTCTAAATTTGAAATTTCTGACAGACCGCCTGTGAAAAGCCACTTGTTATCCCCGGTGGTTGAGCGAGTACCTCTGCCTTCTAAGAAGGTAGGGGGAAAAGTCAACGAACAACACGATGGATAACGCATGGCTCAGACACTCCAAGGCTATATCACGCAAGTTAGATATTTGCTGCATGACGCGCAAGCTAACTTCTACACTAATGACCAGCTAATAGGCTACATCAATAGTGCGCGTGAGCGTGTCGTGCGCGACACAGGGTGTCTGAGAACTGTTCAAGTATCGCAAACTCCTTGCACTCCCGTAGCGGGTGGAAGCAACCCAGTCATTTGGTCTGCTGGATTGAGCGTAGCAACTGGAAGCTATGTCTTCTCAAACATCTATATTTATCAAGTTGTAACTGGTGGTGTGCTTGGTTCGACCTCGCCTCCCTATCCATCAGCAAATTACGTCTACCCACCAACAACAACTTTTACAGATGGCACGGCTACATTGCAATATGTTGCTCCTTGTGAAGTCATTAACTTTGCTGCTTTGCCGTCAGGATTGTTGACGCTAGATGTTTTGAATATCAATTTGTACTGGGGAAACTCAAGAATCCCATTACGGTATTTACCTTGGACTGACTTTAATGCTCAATTGCGTTATTGGCAGAACAATGTTCAGCGACCTATTTGCTTTAGCATTTATGGTCAATCTCAAATTTATGTCGGACCAGTACCAGACCAAGCCTATGTGATTGACTTGGACACGGTTATTCTGCCTACTGCTATGGTTAATCTGGCTGATACAGATACCATCAATGACCCATACGATACTGTCATACAGTTCTATGCGGCTCATCTTGCCAAATACTACGAACAGTCTTTTGGTGAGGCTGAAATCTATTTGCAGCAGTACAAGCAAAAAACTCAATCGGTATTGGTATCTGTGTTTACAAGAAGGATACCAACCCCGTACTCAACACCGTTCTAAGATATGGCAGCCGCAGAGCAAAAAAAATCATACGAGGTTGTCAAGCAGTTCAAGGGTGTAAACACCAAGGCGAACAGAACGGCTATTGGAGACGATGAGTTCTATTGGCTTGAGAACGCTATGCCTATTGGCTATGGCAACCTCAAGATTACCCCTACTTATTCCAATGTCGGTAACGTAACCTTTACTAGCTTAGTTACTTTCTATTGTTCAGCCAACATTGGTTTGGTTGATTACCTTGTTGCGTTTGAAACAGACGGTTCTGCTGAGTATGTGCGCTTGGACACAAACGTCAAAGGCACAATTGCCTCGGCTGGAACTTTTAGCTCTTCTGGGGTGAACATATCCCAATGGAAGAATGACCGTATCCTGATTGCTGACCCTGCCAAGGGTTATTTCACTTGGGATGGCACAAATTTAATTTTTATTGGCTCTATTGCCCAAGTTGGCATTGTCCAAGCGGGTTCTGGCTATACCTCTGCGCCAGCAGTCATCATCTCAGCCCCGAACAACTCCAATGGCGTACAGGCTACGGCTGTAGCAACCATCACGGCTAATGCGGTGTCCTCTATCACGATTACAGAGGCGGGAACAGGCTATAACGCTGCTCCAACGGTTAGCTTTGTAGGCGGTGGTGGTTCTGGTGCTAATGCGGTAGCTGGTATCACTACCTTTGCTACAGGCACGGTTTCTGTCTTGATTACGGCTGGTGGCACGGGCTACACCAACGCATCTAACCTAAGTGTGACGATTAGCGGTGGCGGTGGCTCAAATGCTACTGCTCAAGGCATTGTGGCTGGTGGCATTGTTACCCAAGCCGTGATGACCAATGTTGGTAGTGGTTATACCAACTCTTCTAATATCACCGTAACCATTACTGGTGGTGGCGGTTCTAATGCCACAGCCAAGGCAATCATCAATACTGAACCAGTAGTTGGCATACAGTCTTTTTCAGGACGTGTTTGGATAGCCAATGGGCGCACAGTCAGCTACTCGGCTGCGGGGTCGTATAGTGACTTTACGAGCGTTTCTGCGGGGCAAGTAACCCTGACTGATGCAACCTTGCATGGCAACATTACTCAACTGTTGTCTGCGGACGACATAATGTACTTCTTTGGTGACGAGTCCATCAACGTCTTCTCGGATGTTCGAGTGACCAATGCTGGCACAACGCTTTTTACTAACACCAACGTAAGCGCCTCGGTTGGTTCTAAATTGCAATACGCTATTTACCCTTATTTCAGGTCTGTTCTGTTTATGAACAACTATGGTATTTATGCCCTAGTTGGTTCTACAACAAGCAAAATCTCAGATAGCCTAGATGGTATTTTCCCTAACATAGACTTTGATTCTCCTGTGTATGCGGGTCAGGTGTTGTTAAACAACATTCTGTGCGCTGCCTTCAACTTCAAATATACGGGTGGGTTGGGAACGTCTAGTGCTAGTCGGTATATACAAGCCATATTTTTTGAGAAAAAGTGGTTTTTTACTAGCGCCAGCCCTACTTTGGCTTACATCACTTCTGCGCCTTTGGGTGGCAGGATTAACCTCTATGGGACAGACGGGACTTCTTGTGTTCGTTTGTACTCGGATGCGACTTCTTCCATAAGCAGTTATGTGCAGACTTCTTTAAACCCAATGAAAGACCCAATCAGGACTAAGCAAGCCCTGAAGGTCGGCATTGAGGCTACCTTGACCAACGCTGCTGAGATTACGGTCACAGTAGATTCGGAAGAGGGTTCTAGCTTACCAGTTGCACTTGGAGAATTGGTCACTTGGCTTAATAATCTGAGTAATCCAATTCCTTGGAAAAACAACAGCAATGCGACAATCTCTTGGTATGGCGGTGGCGGGTATACCCTGTACAAGACTGATGCAAAGCAATGGGGTAAGTATTTGGGCATGACCGTTACGTCAACGGGTGCTAATTTTGTAATCAATGGGTTCGAGTACGAACACGAATTAAGAGTGAGGTTCTAATATGCCAGTTCCAAATATTTTTGCAAACGTAACAACGTCAATACCGTTGTCTCAACTAGACCAAAACTTTGCTACAGCAGTTGTTCTTGGTAACACCTCGGTGTACCTTGGTAACACAACGACTACGCTTGGCAATGTCACATTAGCAAACGCTAACGTAACTACTGCGCTAACAATTGCTGGCGCTTCTGGTACAGCCGGGCAAGTTCTTACTTCAGGTGGAGCTAATACTGCGCCTACATGGACAACAGTAAGCGCAAGCCAATGGACTACATCTGGTTCTAATATTTATTACAACTCAGGTAATGTAAGTGTTGGTACATCTAGTTCGCTTGGTAGGTTTGGCGTACAAACATCTGGTAATGCTCAATGGGTATTAGATGGAACAGGAAGTAATCCAGTTCTTTTTGGTGCTTCTGGTGGTAGTGCAGAAAATACTATATATGAAGCATATAGCCATCAATTTAAGACTGGTAGTGGTGCAATAAATACTGGTACAGAGCGTATGCGTATTGCCAATAACGGGCAATTTTTTGTTGGAACTACGAGTGCTATTTCATCAGGCTTTATGTGTGTTCAGTCTCCAAGTGCGAGTTATAACGGGCTTACTGTTGAAGTTCCAAATGTTGGTGTATATCCTCTTATTTGTTCTAATACTTCTGGAACAGGAGACAATCCTTTTGTAGCCTTTCAAAGTGATTCTAGTCATACCCTTAGAGGGCAAATTTATTACAACAGAACTGGTGGTATAACTGTTTACGCCACATCTTCTGACCAACGATTAAAAGAAAATATTGTTAATTCTGGCTCTGGTTTAGAAAAACTTGCCAACATAAAAATTCGTGCTTTTGATTGGAAAGAAAACGGAATTCATACAGATTTTGGAGTTATTGCACAAGAACTTTATGAAGTAGCACCAGAATCTGTTGGCGTAGGAACAGATAAAGAAGATGGTTCTATTGATAGACCTTGGAATGTAGGTACTGCTGTATTAGTTCCAGCAATGATTAAAGCAATCCAAGAACTCAAGGCACTTAACGACACACAAGCCGAAACAATCAACGCACTAACCGCCCGAATCGTGGCTTTGGAGGCTAGATAATGGGACTTAATGCTTTTACCAAAACAGGCAACACGATAGCGTTTACTGCTAACGTGGCTGCTCCAACGGCTGTTCAATGCTTGTCTACTACGCTTGGTGGCAA